AAACCGAAGCATCAGAAAACGGTAAGAGAAAACTTTTCATTGAAGGTACTTTTCTTGTAGGTGAACAGGTTAATAAAAATAACCGCATGTATAAAATGGATACACTTCGCCGTGAAGTGGAAAGATACACAGAAGAATTTATTAAAACAAATCGTGCTTTGGGTGAACTAGGTCATCCTGATACACCATCTTTGAATTTAGAAAGAGTGTCTCATAAAATTGTGTCTTTGAAAGAAGATGGAAATTCATTTTATGGTAAAGCGTTAATTTTGGAAACACCATATGGCCAGATTGTCAAAAACTTTATTGACAACGACATTCAGGTTGGTGTTTCATCCCGTGCAATGGGTTCTTTAGTTCAGACTAAAGAAGGATATAACTTGGTACAGGACGATTTACGCCTTGCTACCGCAGCAGACATTGTAGCAGACCCCTCTGCTCCAGGTGCCTTTGTTAATGGTATTATGGAAAACAAAGAGTGGATGTTTGTCGAAGGACGCTTCGTAGAAGTAGATTTCGATAACGCAAAAAGACAAATAAAGAGAGCTTCTAAGTCACAAATAGAACAAACCGCTCTTCAAATATTTGAAAACTACCTACGAAAACTTTAATTTTATAAATAAGAAATCATAAGGAGATTCCTAATGGCAACAAATAAACTCATGGAAGCCGCAGCAGAAATTCTTGCAGGTAGCAAGAAAAGTGCTTCGTCTATGCCAATTGAAAAAATGCCCGGTGCTGATGCAGTAGACCTCGGTGGTCCAACACCAACTAACGGTAAACCAGATGACGATTCTCAAAAAATCGACACTACTAAAGCCGCTAAGTCTGCAACTGCCCCAACAACAAAGCCTTCTGCTGCTTCAGCCGATACTCAAGACACTTTGAAAAAAATGTCTGAGGAAGAAGAAACAGAAGAAGAAATCATTGCTGAAAAAATGCATGATGACGAAAAGAAAGAAATGATGAAGAAGAAGATGAAAGAAGATATCGATTCATTATTCTCTGACGATTCTACCATTTCTGAAGAATTCAAATCCAAAGCGGCAACAATTTTTGAAGCTCGTGTATTAGACCGAGTAACACAAATTGAAGAAGAAGTCGAATCTAAGTATGCAGGTATGCTTGAAGAAGCTGTTGCAGAAATCAAGAGCGACTTGACAACTAAAGTTGATGATTACCTCAACTATGTTGTTGAACAATGGATTGAAGAAAATCAAATTGCAATTGAGTCTGGTCTCCGTGCCGAACTCACAGAAGAATTCATTGCTGGTCTACGCAATCTTTTTGCAGAACACTATATCGATGTTCCAACTGAAAAAGTTGACTTGGTTGACGAACTTGCAAGTAAAGTTGAAGAACTTGAAAGCAAACTCAACGAAGAAATGGAGCGTGGTATTAGTTACGCAAAAGCATTAGTTGAATCACGCAAGAATGAAATTACCCGTGAAGTTTGTGAAGGTCTCACAACAACTCAAACCGAAAAAATTAAAACACTCGCAGAGAGTGTTGAATTCTCCACAGAGGACGAATACAAAAATAAGGTTGAGACAATCCGTGAGAACTACTTTCCATCTGGTATTAAAAAAGCAGATGCAAATGACTTGCACGAACAGGTAGAAGATACAGCAGAACAAAAAGTCATTACTGACCCATTTGTTGCCGCAGTATCACAAGCAATTTCTAAAACAAAACTCTAAAAACATTAGGAGATAATTAAATGTATTTGTCCGAATCACTACAAAAAAAATGGGAAGGCGTTCTGGATCATCCAGATTTGCCATCTATCACCGATAAGTATCGCAAAGCCGTTACTGCGGTTATCCTTGAGAATCAAGCTCAAGAAATGGTTAAAGCAGGCGCAATCCTGAACGAAGTAGGCCCAACAAACTCGATGACCAACACAGTTGCATCAGGCGGTTTCGGTGGTTCTGCATCTTCACCAGTTGCCGGTTTCGACCCAATCTTAATCAGCTTAGTTCGCCGTTCATTACCTAACCTCATCGCTTATGATATTTGCGGTGTGCAACCAATGACAGGTCCAACAGGTTTGATTTTCGCAATGCGTTCACGCTATGCAACACAAGGCGGTACAGAAGCATTCTATGACGAAGCAAACTCTGGTTTCTCTGGTGGCGCTACTGGTGCTGTTCCTTCAATTTCATTGCAATCCAATACATCTACTTCTGGTAATGTATTTGCAAACACCGTGTTCTCTAACTTGCCAGGCACAATGACCACAGGTCGTAGTGAAGCATTAGGCGATGGTTCTAACACATTCCAAGAAATGGCATTCTCAATTGAGAAAGTTACTGTCACTGCTCGTACCCGTGCATTGAAAGCAGAATACTCAATGGAACTTGCACAAGACCTCAAAGCAGTTCATGGTCTAGATGCAGAAACCGAATTAGCAAACATTCTCTCATCTGAAATTCTCGCAGAAATTAACCGTGAAGTTATCCGCACTATCTACGCAACTGCAAAAGTTGGCGCACAAGTTGGTACAACTACAACTGGTACTTTCGACTTAGACACAGACTCTAACGGTCGTTGGATGGTTGAAAAAGTTAAAGGTTTGGCATTCCAAATCGAGCGTGAAGCTAATACTATTGCCAAGACAACTCGCCGTGGCAAAGGTAATGTGATGATTTGTTCCTCTGATGTTGCTTCTGCACTTGCAATGGCAGGCATCTTAGATTACAACTCTGCACTACAAGCTAATGTTAACTTGACAGTTGACGATACTGGTAATACATTTGCTGGTACATTGTTTGGTCGTATCAAGGTCTATATCGACCCATATTTCCCAACATCATCAACATCTGAGTTCGCAGTAATCGGTTATAAGGGTTCAAACGCTTATGACGCCGGTCTGTTCTATTGCCCATATGTTCCGTTACAAATGGTTCGTGCAGTTGATACAGGTACTTTCCAACCTAAGATTGGTTTCAAGACTCGCTACGGCTTAGTCGCAAATCCATTCGCAGAAGGTACATCTGTTGGCGCTGGTGCAATCAATGTAAACAGCAACAACTACTACCGTGCATTTAAGATTGCAAACTTAATGTAATCTAAGAGTCACCATTAAGAGTGACACTTTAAAGAGACCTCTCACAAAGAGGTCTCTTTTTTTTATCTTATAAATACACATATGACAGCACTTACTAGAAACCCTACAAATCCGAATCCATTACAACCGAATAAGTTTACTTTAAACTTCTCACGGATTCCTAATGTTCAATTCTTTTGCCAAGCAATTAGTATACCTGGCATTTCTACTGCTGAAGTTCCAGTACCAAATCCATTTGTTGATGTTTATGCACCTGGTGAAAAAGCGATTTATGATTTACTGAACATTACTTTTATTATTGATGAAGAACTCTCTAGTTGGTTAGAGATACACGATTGGATTCGTGCAATGACATTCCCAAAAGAATTTGAAGAATATCAACAACTCGCAACATTGAATCAATATCAAGCATCAAGAATACCTACAAGGTTGCCACAATATTCTGATGGCATAGTTACATTATATTCTTCTTCAAATACACCTTATTATAGATTTAAATTTTACGATTGTTTTCCGACAACAGTATCTACCTTCTTAATGAACTCATCTGATAGTCCAGAAACAGTAATGACCGCAGATGCAACATTCAGGTACAATTACTATGATGTTGAAAAACTTTTCTAAAAACGCTTGACATTCACCTGGCAATAGTGTAAACTCCTGTAATAGGAGGCTTTTTTTATGAAACAACTTGATGAACTATTGGAAGAATGGCGCAAAGATTCCGACATTGATAGAACTGAACCTGGCAAAGCGCTTCTTGACATTCCCAAATTACACAGTAAGTATTTGAATATACTTAGCCGTCATCGTTTGCTCTCCAAAGAAGCAGAGTTTAAGTATAATCGTATGAAGAAACTTAAATGGGAATATTATACTGGCAAACTTGATGATGATGAATTACAAAAACACGGATGGACTCCGTTTCCATTTGTATTGAAATCCGACATATCTACATACTTAGATAGCGATGAAGATTTAAACAAATATGTTGCATCTAAAATTTTACACGATGAAATTGTTGATATCTGTCAAAGCATTTTGAAAGAATTGAACTCTCGCACTTTTCAATTGAGAGACTTTATAGCATGGGAAAGATTCATACAAGGTGTCTGATTTAATATTACATAAGAAGAATGAGGCATTCATTTCATTTGAATGTGATAGAAGTATTGCTCAAGAACTGAGTGACTACTTTACATTCTTCGTTCCTGGTTATCAATTCACACCTGCATTTAAATCCAGAATGTGGGATGGTAAAATTAGATTGGCAGACTTGCGGTCTTTTACCACATATCACGGACTTGTTCCTTATATTCAAAAGTTTTGTGAAGAACGGGATTATACATTAGAGGTTGATTCGGATGTAAATGTTACGGAAGAATTCTCTGGTGTTGAGGCATTAGAGTTTATCAAAACACTTAATCTGCCACATGAAGTAAGAGAGTATCAATGGAAATCTTTTATTCATGCAATACGGAACAAGCGTATTTTACTCTTATCTCCAACGGCTAGTGGCAAAAGTCTCATACTCTATATGATTGTTCGCCTGTTACAACATGCAGACTATAAAAAAGGTCTGTTAATTGTACCAACTACATCATTGGTTGAACAGATGTATAGTGACTTTGCATCATATGGTTATGATTCTGAACAATACTGCCATAGACAATATTCAGGTAAAGACAAACATACAAATATGTTTCTTACTATTACCACATGGCAATCAATCTATAAAAATCCAAAAGAATACTTTGAACAATTTGATTTTGTTCTTGGTGATGAGGCACATCAATTTAAAGCTAAGTCACTTACAACAATTCTCTCTGGATGCATTAACGCTAAATATAGGATAGGAACAACAGGTACATTAGACGGCACACAAACACATAGACTTGTGTTAGAAGGTTTGTTTGGACCTGTTTATAAAGCAACAACAACATCTGAGTTGATTGAAAAGGGTCAACTTGCAGATTTTAAAATTAAATGTCTGATTCTTAAATATAAAGAATCAATTTGTAAACAGTCAAAAGATTGGGACTACAACACCGAGATAGATTACATAGTTCAAAATAAAGCAAGAAATGATTTCATTCGCAACTTAGCTTTATCTTTAACTGGTAACTCTCTTATATTATTTCAATTTGTGGAGAAACATGGAAAAGATTTATATGCGAATATCAAAGAACATGCAGTCAATAGGCATGTATTCTTTGTTTTTGGTGGCACCGATGTTGAGGTTAGGGAATCAATTCGTGCAATTACTGAAAAAGAAAGAGATGCAATCATCGTTGCTTCTTATGGTACTTTTTCTACTGGCGTTAATATCCGCAACCTTCATAATATTATTTTTGCCTCCCCTTCCAAGTCCAGAGTTCGCAACCTTCAATCGATAGGTCGTGGTTTAAGAATAGGAGAAAACAAAACAGAAGCCGTTCTATTTGATATTGTCGATGATTTTCGTATAGGCAAATATGCCAATTACACATTGAAACATTTCATCGAGCGTGTTAAAATATACGATGAAGAAAAATTCAACTATAAGTTTTATAACATAGAATTAAAAAATGGAACAGACAACTAATACTAACATTAAAATCGTAAGACTGCAAAGTGGTGAAGATATCATGGCAGATATGATTGAAGATGAAGAAAATGATACCGTTATGTTAGATAATCTCT